GCCAGGGGCCAAGATCGTACCACTGTGCAACCAAGCTACCTTTTTTCGAAAAGCGTAGCCTGGTGCGGCCTCTAAGATCGGAGCTATTGCCCCGTTCTTTGAAGGATGTTACCCATAAACGGCATAACAATATGCCAATTTTATCCGACTCGTAAGTTTTACTCACGTCGCTCAAATGCTTGACAAGGTATCCTTCGACACCATGTTTTGCACGCGATGGACAAGCCTCATCGAAGTTACTGATGAGACCACCATCACCGAGTGTTTCAGGGATCCGCAACCGTAAGGTCACGGGGATCTGATTCACGAGGTAATGGTGACACTGCTCTAAACTTGCATCACAGCCGTAATTTAACAAACGACGGTGGGCAAGTCTTCGAACAGCGTTAGCCAACTTAAATAAAGTGCGAACGTCGGAAAGTTTATCTTTTAGATAAATGGGCTTGACATCAACTCCTCCGAAAAAGTGACTTCCACAACTCTCGCGGAAAGGAGACGCAAAATGCGTCTTCTTTCGATTTAGCGAGAATCCGTAAAAAGTACTCATTTCGGAAAAGAGATCTAGACATTTTACGGGAATGATAACATCGTCTCCGTAAACTGAGATTGGTAAATTATAATCCAATCCCAGATATTCTGAACACACTTTTGCAAGTGCGAAGAATATTAACGACTCGAGCTGAAACGTGAAGCCATTCCCCATACTGGAGAATTTGCTCCACACTTGGCTAGAGCCGTCGCCTAGAACGCCGCAATGGCTTCGACAACAATCCATTAGGTCAAACCAGCGAGCAGGTAAAAGCTCGCGAACTAGGCCTAACGAAATTGAATCGGAGGCACTAGAGAAGTCAACAGTAGCTAACTCACCGGTTAAACTCCCGACGAGCGCCAGCTGTTGATTAACTCTTTGCTTCCGAAGATCGACGCCAAAACGTTGAAGACGCTTTTCCAGCATAGAGCCAATTGCTTTCTGAAACCAGAGGTTAAATCCTGGCTCAATGGCAATAACTCTATCTGTCGTTGCGTCCTTCGGCACAGTGATAACTCGATTGCCAACTTGGAACTGGGGAAACCCAATCCCAACAAGATGTTGCCACCAAAGAGGATAATTAACCTCGAGGTAGTTAACCTTGCTGTTGACAAGAAAGTTGTACAAATCACGTGTTATCCCAGTTTCATACTGGAACTTATTGGCAGCGTCGGCTTGGCTACTCTTTAAAAGAGTAGTTGCGCCGGGACCCCAATTCGCCAAACTAAAGAACTCTTCTGGCGAATAGAAGCCCAATATCTGGCTAATTTTTCGTCGCACTGCATCGTGCAGTGTAACGGCATGCCCCCTATAATAAGGGCATGCAGACAGATTGTTAAAGCGACTATTCGTCTGCCTACACAGAAACTCGAATTTCTCGAATTTCTGCAATGCAACCTGGCTCAAATCCAAATCAAGGGACAATCCCTTAAATTTAGACAAGAACTTAGTAGCAGCGTAGGCATTTCTAAACTCCTGAGCGTTTGAATACTCAAGAGGATCACACTCGAGCTCTGCTAACTGCTTATACTCTCCATTATTAAGGAGAATGTTGCAGGTCAGAGCTCGAGGGCAATCTAGACCAGAAAAGAACTCGTGAATGGCTTCAAAGGTTACCTCTGAAGGTACACGATATGACATCGCCTGTTTAACAAGGCGATTACCACGCATCTTAGACGACATGGTCCCTCCTTGGAATGGCTCGAGGTATTAATTCAAGCCAAAAGGGTTACGAAGCCCTAGGTGATATAGCCGTGACGAAATGCTTAATAAGGCATCTCGCCAGTCAGTATCGACGCCGAAATGGGCGAGGAAGTCACACTACTTGGACTTCCATCGCTTGCATACAGCGTCGTTACGAACAACCCAACAAACTGTTTGAGCAAAGCAGTCCGCTCAGCCAGTGTGCTGCGTTCGGGCAACATCGCCTCCAGCACGATCGAACAATCATACGCTCGCTGAGGCGCCGGCAAAATACCGGAAACCGTCGAGTTACTGATTGTTTCGAGCGTAGGACGGACCAGCTTCATCGTCACCTTATTCATCCTGCTACCCTGATTAGGGCGCCGAATGGACAAGGTCAGAGCTGGGTAGCCGACCTGGATTCCTCCAGCTCGGTCGACGTAACGTGCAACTCCAGGAGTAACGTAACCCTCGGGGTCGAACGTTGTATCGGTAGAGACTGTCGCGCTGGTCGTGGAAACACTGGCCAGATCGACAATCGTTGCCGCTAGTATGGGTGCGAAAGCAGCCATAATTACTTCCTTTCGAAGTAGAAGAGAGCGACCTCGCCTATTTAAACGATGCCCGCAGTAACGCCAAAGCGTTTAACGCGTGGGTGGTTGTTACAGGATTTTTGAACTGCGGCTGGAGGGAACCCGGGAAGCCAGTAAGCTTCACGCGCTCCACAGCGAACAGTTCATAGTCATATAACGCCCGTACCCGCGAGTCATACGACGGCGTGTAAGCTAAAGCACCGTTATAAGCGACTCTCGAATGATCCACAATATGAGAGTAATAGGTGATGGAACCATCGACGAAGTCCATTCCCTCGAAAGAAGAAAAACTTTCAAGGTAGGGCCCAATCGGAAGGAACCAATCTACTACAAACGACCATGGAAGTAACTCCCACGCGAGGTTCACGGGAGAGGTAAAACCTGTCTGAGATAAAAAGGAGGTATGTCGTGAATCTGGCCGATACCTAAGTGCCCCACGAACCTGTGTTCGAACGTACCGATCCCCTTTCCCTATAGGAGGGAATGGAGAAGGTACGGGAACACCGACTTCGGAGGGTTGACTTAGATACCTGACAGGCCACGTACTCCAAACCTCAGACACTTTCGAAGCGCGTACCGTTCGCACAGTAGGCTGCGCTTGCACAAATTGTGCAAGTGCGCGCATGGAGCCATCGATGTCCAAAAGCAGGGGTTTCCAACCGTATTGGAGTTCAAGCCAATTATTGGCGAGAGACTTTGAAACGGTGGGATTGCCCTGCCTTGTATCCCGACGGCCCGTGTTGTGGAACAAGACTGAACTCGCCCGTTTAAAATCCAAGGCTTTTAGTGCCCGCACAGAAGCAGCGATTCGGGTCGCAGAATTTGCGATCATCCTCGTTGTTTGTCTGTACTGGACGAAGTCTTGGGCGACGTTATTAACGTCAGCGGCAGCGTGTTCAGCCAACTTACGAACCACAGCATTGTATAGCTCCCCAGGGAAATCGGGGAGCGCCGGTATGCCATCTATAATCGAATCAGACCCTAAAGCGTTGTTAAAAAACGCCGCCGTAGGATTCGAACGCAGACTCCGAAAGTGAAGTCCCTGACCCAGGTTGGTAGTTTGCAGCACGAAGCTATACGGATTAACCGGTAACTCCGACTTCTTTTTCCGCTTAAAGTTCGGCGTGTTCACACTCGTATACTGACGATGGAAGCTGGTGTAGGTAGTCGAGGGCAAGAAAGCCCAAGGCGACCCAACACTTTCGCCACCGCGAGCGTACGTAGATGTGTGAACTTCCGGATTTGGGCGTAAGTGAGAAGTTCTGCCAAATACCAGATGTCTAGAATGGCCTCTTCGCCGTTCAACTGGCAAAAAGTGCGGAGCGAAGGTGAACGATTTGTTCGCCAAGCTCTGTGGAGTGAGTGTCTTAACCAACACACTGACGGACTTCAAAGCCTGCAAAGGCTTCGGGCCGGCCAGCAATATTGGAAAGACCCTTATTAATTCCTCCGTATGCACGCCAAATAACTCGCAGATAGCGTTCTGATTAGTATCAAAACTCCATCTGTGTGGCCACTTGACGAGCAATAGGGAAGGAACACTGTGACGACCCCATCGGTTGCGGATAAAGTAGAAGAAAATCTTAACCGAACCTCCAAACACGCCACGGATGGCGCGCGGACTAAATCGAAAGTCTTTTACAAGACCGTCGAAAAGCACGTGCGTCTTTCCGTCAACGCGAGCGGAGACGATTAAAATATCTTCATCTTGGCCAGCCATCGATAGTGAATCACTCCGACTGAGTAAGTCGGACCACAAACTCTCACCAATAGTTGCGCTCACAAGAACCTCCAGAAAGACCAGAGGTATGAAAGCACTCTCTCGGTGAATTGTAATCTTTCCAGATAGATTAATTCGATGAATATAATGGCAATGGCCAGGATAAGGTAAAGAAGAATGAACACAAATAGCGCAAAAATGGGATCACTCCCATCTAAAACGCTACCAAGTTCCTTCAGAACCTTTCTAACCGTTGCCAGCATATTTTCTCCTCTTAATCAACATGGAAAGAAATTCCATCATGAACTAGCTTTCACCGATTCTCATCGGCGAAAGCTTTAAGCGTCGCATTTACCAGAGCCTTCGACACAAGCCAGTTGTAGCGCTTTTGAAAGGTGCGTGAACCGTATTTCACGGTTCCAGCAACCAATCTATACGCAACTACTGACTTAATCAAAGGATGTGTATCACGCAACGCGAACATGATGAGTTCGTCAGAGACCCCTAAAACTTTCGAGGCATCGACGTAATCAAAGAGCTGCTCGTTATTGACGATGGCATTGCTCACTCCGTGAAACACGGAAGAAAGCTTTGCAACCTTCGGTACAAGTGGTATCAATGGTAACATCAAGACCTCCAAAAGTTAGGGTTGACGAAATCCCGTGACGAAAG